AATCTACACCACTACCAAATTGTGTTTGTAATCTTACGTTAGATTCTGGTTTTTCTAGCTTATATGTTATATACCAATCTATGTTTCCATCTTTTTTAATGCTTGTATTTAATGGGGAGTTGTATTCATCTGGAACTTCTCCTTGTCCACCATTAAGGGTGTATTCTTGGTTTTCGTCTTCTTGGAATACTTTATAATCAAGCACAAAGGTCATCCAAGGATCAGCAGCATCTTCTTGTTTGTTTGTAAAGTTTATAGGAATTACTAATATCTTGCTATCATCATATTTGGAATTTGTAATAAATGCATCGCCTGTTTGTTTATAAATAGCTTTATTTGTTTCCCAATTAAAATAATTACTTTCTTGGGTATTTCCTGGTTCTGCTTGGATTTCTTGTTCGTTTGTTACTGTTTCTTCTTTTTTTTCTTCTTCTTCTTGTGTTTCTTTAGTTTCTTCTTTGTTGCTCTCTACGGATTGAGTTTGCTCAACTTCTTTACTAGGTTCTTCTTTTGTTTCTGTAGCGTTTTTGTCTTGTCCACAAGCTGTTAATATAAAGCTTGCTGCTAATAATATTGATAATAATTTACTTTTCATTTGTTTTCTCCTTTTTGTTTTTATATTTTAAAGTTAGTCCCCCTATACTAACTTAATAGCGTATTTTAAGTATTATATTTTTCTAAAGCATAACTGAATAAATTACAACTTTTCCAATTATTCTTATGTTGTCGTTTATGTCGAAGGCTTTATCGTAATAGTAGTGGTAGGTGGAGGATGGTTTGAAGATTAGTTTGTTTTCTTCTTTGTAGAAATATTTTACGGCGAATGAGTGGTCTTCGGTTGCATAGACTACTATGTCGCCATTTTTTATGTCGTTTATGCTGTCATAGCTTATTACACCTATGGTTGAACCGTTGGGAATTATTTTATTCATCGATTCGCCATTTACTTTAAGGAAGAATAGCCTTTTACTTCCTGCGTAAGATCCAAGGAGTTCATCTGGTACGTAGATATTCGGGACGTCTTTCATACCTTCTATATTTACTGGTGATCCTGCTGATACGTAATCATCTATGTAAGGGTATTTGTTCATTGTTACTGCTTGACCTAGCATTTCTACTGTGTCGTTGGGTGTGCCTAGTAAGTAATCTACTGATACATCGAAGAATTCTGCGTATTTTATCAAAGTGTCTGTGGTTGGTGTTCTGGCATTACTTTCAATCATGCCAATACTTGATCTACTTGTTTGCAATTTTTTAGCTAATTCTTCTTGACTTAGCTCGGTTGAACTTCTTAATTTTTTTAATTTATCTCCTATTTTCATAATATCTCCTTATCACTTAGCGTGACTTTTATTTTATTGTATCACAATTAATGATAATGTAAACGCCTAAACAGTCCTATTCAGTGACAATATATAATAAAAACTATAAATTTATTTGACTTTGTCACATATAGTGATATAATATAATTAACAAATCAAGAAAGGGGGAGAGAATGAGTAAAGAAGACAATAAAAAAGATGATCAACTCATAAGGCTAGCTCTAGCAACTGCGGTAATCAGTTTAATAGATAAGCTAATTGAGTTAATCATCAAAATAATAGATATAGTTAGGGCATAGCCCTACTATATCAATACTATACTCATTCTATAGGAAAAATGAAAGATGATAGAAATAAACTTTCAAATGTTTTAAAAATCATAATTGGTTTGAATGTTTTTAGTATTTTGTTAAGTTTAATTAATTTGTTTAGGTAGGAAGGGGATATATGGAAGAAAAAGTTGATAAAAAAGAAATTGGATATTTAAAAGATGATATTAAAGAAATAATTGTTGAAACTGATGACAAGAACCCTAAAGTTGTTGCTGTTATAAGTGATGTTCTTAGTCCTAGCAAAGGTTATAGAGTTCGTGTCAAATTTAAAGATGATGTCTCTATACCTATAAGTATAAAGACTAGAGACCCATTTATTTTGTTTGATTATTTTAAATTGATAAAACAAATAGAAAAAGAGTACGATTGTACTCTTAATCTAACTAATATAGAGATTGTTGATTAATCTTACTAGTGGGTTTGTATTTAATGTAGTCTTGATCTAACTCTTTTAGGGTATCATATATTTCTTTAGCATAGCCATATATATTTTCTTTTTCAGCAGAAGTTATTGGCTTGTCAATGTTTGATACTCTAGCTTTGAGAATTTCTATTGTTGCATTATATATATCCATTTTATCCCTCCTTTCTTATTTGATAATTATATTATACCATATATAGGGGGTAGTCATAAATGGAAACTAGATATAGTATGTTGAAAGATTTAAGAAATAAATATAAGGTTACTCAAAAATTTATTGCTGAGCTTTTGGAAATAAGGACTAATGTTTATCAAGGATATGAGTATGGAAATAGGGAGCTTCCTATTAAACATGCTAAGAGATTGGGTAGATTTTTCCAATTTGATTGGTGGTTATTATATGAAGAAAAATAATAAGAAAAGTGTTAAAAAAGAAAAAGATAAAAAAGAGCCTTTGCTTGTTAGGCTAAGGCTCGGAAGTAAGATTTTTACTGGTAAAATTTATAAAATTGGTAGAAATTAATAAAATAGGAGATAGTGATGGATATTTGTTTAATAACAATATTCGCCAATTTGTGGTCTTTGTTAATAATATATGTTATTGATAATTTTGAATCTCGTTATAAAAAACTTGTGATATGTCTGCTAGCTTTAATTCTTGTGATAGTTGTGATGCTTCCAGTAATATTTCCTGAGTCATTTTCATGAATGTGGTATTAATTTTATCTTTAGCATTTGAATAAGCTTTATTTCCATTACAGTATTCAAAAAAGTCTAACATAGCTAAATAATAATCTATAGCTAGCAAGGAAGAATTCTTTCCAAGGTATTCAATATTTTCTAAAGTAATAGAGTTTATAGCGATTGCTACTTCGGAATTGTTTATAGGATAAGGAAGTAGGGGAAAAGATTTTGCAAGAAACTGGATATATGGGATATATACAGTGTCATATCTTTTTTGTAAAGATTCTTTTTCTAGCTTTTTGTTACTCTTTTTCATACCTAAGTAATGTGAAATAAAAATTGAAATTATTGATACTATTGGGGTCGCTAAATTTATTAATTTAAGATTCATTGTTTCACCTCCTTTGTATACATTATACATTGGAGATATAAAAAAATTTAAGGGGGTGGTTGTTATTGAAAAGGTTAATAAAAAATTAGGAAATAAATTAAGGAAATTGAGAATTGACGATGGGAAAACTCAAAAGGAGTTGGCTAATTTGTTGGGGATTTCTGTAAGTTCTATAGGTATGTATGAAATTGGTTTTAGAGTCCCTAGTGATAGGGTTAAGAAACAATATTCAATCTATTTCAGAAAGGCAGTAGATGAAATATTTTTTTAACTAAAATTGTCACTTAAAAGGACTTAAAAGATGGTTTTATAAAAATTATGTCACAAATAAGGAGGGAAAATGAATGAAAGATTTAAAAATTTTTGAAAATAATGAATTTGGAGAAGTGAGAACAACTGTTATAGATGATGAACCTTATTTTAGTTTGAATGATGTTTGTAGAATTTTGGAAATAAACAATCCAAGAATGGCAAAAACTCGACTTAATCGAGATGGCGTCAGTAC